GCGGTCGACCCGTCGCTGCAGCCTGGCGCTGTCACGGCCACCGCGTCACCGGCAACCGCTGTGGCGGTTGCGGCCGATCCGACCATCACCACGCCGCTCCCGTCAACGATGACCGCCACCCGCGCGACCGCTCGCGCATCCGTGACTCGCGCCACCGCGGCGGCCTCGGCCGTCAGGTCGACGTCCCGCACCGACACCGCCCGCACGACCAGCACCGCCGCGGCCACGCGCACCACCGCGCGCGCGACCGCCGAAAGGACCACATGAGCGCCGGCCCTATCATCCTCGACATCGGCGATCGCGTCGTCGCCGACCGCGACCCGCCCGAGGTCTTCACCTTCGACACCGACCTGACCGGCCACACCGCCCACCTGGTGATCGAGGACTCGACGGGGACCGTCGTCGACACGATCGCGGGCGTCGTCTCGACGGTTACCGCGACGTTCACGATCACCGCCGCCGCGGTCGCCACCGCCGGGACCTACCGCTACAGCGTGATCACCGACAAGGACACCGCGACGCTGCGGCGCACGCGCATCGCGGGCGACTGGATCGTCGAGGACCTGGCCGGCTGATCTTGGGCCTCGCGCACCGTCCGTGCGCTCCTGAGCCATGGCCCTCCGTACAACCACGCCCGCCAGCACCAAGCTGTTCGGCCTCGACATCGCCGGCACCGTCTCGTCGGCGATCGCCTCGGCCGGCGGCGTCACCCCGGCGGTGCTGATCAAGCGTGGGCCGCGGGTGCGCGCCACCGCCGATCCGGCCAACGGCACGCGGTCGACGGACACCCGGATCCCCTGCCAGGCGATCGTCGACGGCAGCGACGCGGAGGCGGCGATCACGCTGCTCGGGGCATCGATCGTCTACCAGGGCGCGCGGGTCGTCCCCGAGGCCGGCGACGCGATCGAGGTGCGCGGGCGGACGCTGGAGATCGGCGAGCGCCCCGAGGTGGACCCGGCGGCGGCGGCGTACACCTGCCGGGCCGCGGGCGCGGCGCGGGTGCTGCGGTGAGCCGCCCCAGCTGGGAGACGTACGCCTCCGACCCGATCGCCACGATCCGCGCGGTCGCCGCCGGGATCGACTTCGCGACCGCGTGGACGCAGAACCCAACGATCACCATGTCGCCCACGGCCGCGTCCTGGCGCTCGCTGCCGCGGTGCCATCGGCTCCGCGCGGCGCTCTACCGGGCGGCCCCGCGATGATCCTGGCGATCGCCGGCGGGCCACGCACGGGCAAGACCACCACGGCCCTCGAGCTGGCCTTGCGCTCAGGAACGGCGCTCCTGTCGACCGACAGCCTGGCGCACCTCGGGTGGTCGGAAGCCTCGCAGGCCACCGCCGCGCGCATGCTGACCACTGGCGCCGATCTGATCGTCGAGGGCGTCGCCGTGGCGCGCGCGCTCCGCAAGGCCCTCGGCCAGACCGCCGGCCGGCCATGCGATCGGCTGCTGGTACTCGAGCGGCCGTGGCTCGAGCTGTCGCCCGGCCAGCGGGCGATGACCAAGGGTGTCGACACCGTGCTTGCCGAGATTCTGCCCGAGCTGCGCGCCCGCGGCGTCGCCATCGAGGTTGCACCGTGACCAAGGCCCGCCTCGACGACCTCCTGCGCCGCATGCCGCCGCGGCTCGCGCGCAAGTACCGCGAGATCGTGCAGCGCGTCCGCTCGAAGTGGGTGCTGGCCGAGCTCGAGAAGGCTGTCGAGGCCGGGGCGGGCGCGCTCGATGCCGTGGTCAACGACATGGCCACGTCGGCGTCGGCCGTCACCGCCACCGCCGCGGGCATCCACAACGCGGTGGCGGCCGAGGTCGCCGAGTACCTGACGGCCCGCCTCGACCAGCTCGTGGCCTACGACGTGGCCAATCCGCGGGCCGTGGCGCTCCTGCAGCGGTCGCGGCTGCAGCTGATCCAGCAGATCAGCGACGACCAGCGCGAGGCGATCGCCGAGATCCTACGCCTGGGCAACGAACGCGGGCTGAACCCGCGGGCGATGGCCGTCGACATCCGCGAGGTGATCGGGCTCGACCCGTACCGCGCGCGCATCGTCGCGAACTACCGCCGGGCGCTGGAGTCGAGCGACCTGCACGCGCTGACCTACAAGCTGCGCGACGCCCGCAGCGACAAGGCGATCCGCGCGGCGTTCGAGGCCGGCAAGGGCTTGCCCAAGGAGCGGATCGACAAGCTCGTCGACCGGTACGCCCAGCGCCAGCTCGCGAACCGCGCCGAGGCGATCGCCCGGACCGAGGCCCTGCGCGCGGTGCACGGCGGGCAAGAGGAGTCGTGGCAGCAGGCCGTCGACGACGGGAAGCTCGACACCGCGCAGATCCAGCAGGAGTGGCACGCCGGCAGCGCGCCGCGCACGCGGGCACACCACGTCGCGATGAAGGGCCAGAAGCGGAAGTGGGGCGAGGCGTTCCGCAGCGGGCAGGGCAACCTGTTGCGGTACCCGTGCGACCCCGATGCACCGGCGAGCGAAGTGGTCCAATGCCGGTGCGCGCGCACCGTCCGCATCCTGCCGCCGGGCCAGGCGCCGATCGGCGAGGCCGACGAGGGCGCTACGGCTTCCTGATCCGTCGCGCGCACTTGCGGCAGAGGTTGCCGATCACCTTGCCCAGCAGCTCGAGCGGCACCGGCTCGGGGAACTTGCAGGCGCAGTAGGGCGCGGGGTCGGTCACCGTCGGCGAGGCTAGCACGCGCCACCGGCCTGGCGCTTCGCCTCGATCCACGCCAGCACCTCGGCTCGGCGGTACCGCGGCAGCGTCCGGGCGCGCGACGCCGAGCCGCCGATCGTCCGCCCGAACTTGCGCCACGGCGGCCCGTCGCCGGCGGCGCGCCACTTCTCGAGGGTGTCGACGCCGACGCCGATCATCGCGGCGACCTCGGCCGTCGACATCAGGCGCTCGTCGAGCTGGCGCTCCCGCCAGGCCGCCACGACGTCCACGGCGACGCCGAAGAACGCGGCGACGTCCTGGATCGTGACGATGCGGGGCACGGTGCATCGGTAACGCACGAACGACCGCCGGCCCAAGTTCGGGTCGTACGCGCGCACGGGCGCACGGTGGCCGCGTGACCACCGTCTCCATTGCCAAGAGCGCCCCCGCCCGCATCGCCAAGGGCAAGCTGGGCGTCTACTTCGCGTGGGGCGCGTTCTCGAAGCGCGACGGCCAGACCTTCACCGACTCGCACGGCGACCAGATCCCCGACGACGAGATGATCGCCGGCGCGCTGTCGCTGGCCAAGTCGGCGCAGCTCGGCCACGAGCACGACGGCACGATCACTGGCTCGGTCCCGCTCGTGATGCCGATGACCGAGGACGTGCAGGCGGCGCTCGAGTTGACCAGTCCGCACGCCGGCCTCGTGGTGGGCTTCACGCCGACCGCTGAGGTCGCGAAGTCGATCGACGAGTCGCTGGCCGCCGGCGAGCCGTGGCAGATGTCGATCGAGGGCCTGGCGCTGGCCGAGACGGTCGCGAAGTCGGCCGCGCCCGGCGACGTCGCCAAGGCCGAGCACAAGCGGACCCTGCGCAACCTGACGATCAACAAGATCGACCTGGTGCGCGCGGCGGCCCACGGCGCCGGCACCGCCATCGCGATCGCCAAGCGGGCCGACGTCGCCAAGGCGGGCATGAAGTGCCCGGACTGCGGCGCCGCGATGGCCGAGGACGCGACCACCTGCCCGGACTGCAAGCTCGCGGTCAAGCCGGTGGCCAAGCGCGCCCCGGCGATGACCGGCGCCACGAACGGTCACCAGCACCTCATCGACGACGCCGAGTGCCCCGACGGCTTCACGAGCTGGGAGCGCGCGCCCGGCGCCGAGTACGGGCACTCGCATCCCTGGGTCCGCGCCGCGGACGGTTCGCTCACCGTCGGCGAGTCCGACGGCCACACCCACGCCATCAGCACCGGAGACGCCACCATGGCCGACGACATCACCAAGTCCCTGCAGGCCGATCTGGCCAAGGCCCGCGCCACCCTCGGCGCCGTGCTGGCGCTGCCGGCCGAGCAGCTCACCTACGCGAAGCGGCTCGACGAGGCCGGCGTCGTGGCGTTCATCGCCAAGAGCGCCACCGAGCGCGCCGAGGCCGCCAAGCCGGTGCACGTCGCCAAGAGCGGCGAGGTGTTCTACAGCTCCGACGACGCGCGCCTCGTGTCGATGGCCAAGGCCCACGACGCGATGGCCGAGCAGGTCGAGCTCGCCAAGGCCGCCGCGGCGACCGCCGAGATCGCCAAGGCCGCCGCCGCGCTGCCCAACGTCAAGGGCGCCGACCTGATCGCCAAGGCGATCCACGGCGGCGCGCTCACTGCCGACGAGCGCAAGAGCGCGCTGGCCGACCTCGCCGCGGTCAACGCGAGCATCGCGCTGATCACCCAGCCCATCGGCAAGGGCGGGGCGCCGGGCCCCTCGAGCGCGCTCGAGGCGTACGACGCCGGCCTCGCCGCCTTCGCCAAGGCCGCCGGCAAGTCGCCTGATCACGTCGCCGACGAGTTCCTCGGCACCCCCGAGGGTGCCCGCCTTTACGCCGCGTACGCCGACGAGGCGCGCCCGGCGCGCGCCTGAACCTCTCGCTGACCCCAACGCACGGAGCACACCACCATGGCCACCATCGACTCCTCCCCGGTCAGCCTGATCGCGGGCGCTGACCTGAGCGCCAAGCTCTACCGCTTCGGCAAGATGTCCAGCTCGGACGTCGTCGCCTGCTCGGTCGCCGGCGAGCGCGCCGACGGCGTGATCGGCTCGGCGCCCACCGCCGCCGGCCAGGCCGTCGCGCTGTACTGCGAGCGCGTGATGTCCGTCGAGTACGGCGGCAGCGTCACCAAGGGCGACTCGCTCACCACCGACAGCNNNGGCCGCGCGGTCACCGCCACCACCGGCCAGTACGTCAACGGCGTCGCGCTCGTGACCGGCACCGTCGGCATGATCGGCGAGATGCTGTCGCCGCTCGCCGCGGCGGTGAACGCCGGCTACGCCGCGGTCAGCGCGTCGGGCGCCATCCCGCCGACCGCCGCGACCGTCGACCTGACCGTCAGCGGCACCAAGGCGTACACGCTCGCCGACGGCACCGTCGGCCACGAGATCGACATCCTCTGCGTCTCGGCGGCCTCGACGCCGCTCGGCACGCTGACGATCGCGACCGCGTTCGGCTCGGAGTCGACGACCCACGTGTTCACCACGGCGGGCCAGCGGCTCAAGCTGCGGATGACGGCCACCGGCTGGAAGGTGGTCAACAAGGTCCGCACCGGCTCGCTGACGGTCGTCGTCGGGACCGACGTGCTGACCGGCCACGACATGGTGGCGACCTACAACCTGTCGATCACCGGCACCGTCTCGAGCACCTCGACGATGGCCATCCCGGCGGCGCAGGTCGAGGGCGAGGCCATCTGGATCCGCTGCACCACCGCCGCGTCGACGCCGAATGGCTCGATCGGCATCACCGCCAAGACCCTGGCCGGCGCCGCCGCCACCGCCGCGGCGGTCAACGCGACCACCGACTACGAGCACCTGCGCTGGGACGGCTCGGCGTTCCAGGAGCTCATCACCAACTCGGTGACCCTGAGCTGATGACCCGCCGGCCCCGCGCCGGCTGCTGCGGGCAAGTGAACGAGCAACACGGCGGCCTCATAAGCCGCAGAACCGGGCGCGACTCCCGGGCCCGCTACCAACCTCGCCACGCTGATCGACCGACCAACCACACGGAGCCACGACCATGCCCTTCCTCCCCGGAAACCTGTACGTCGATCAGCCGCTGACCCGGGCGGCGGTCGCCGGCATGCAGAAGGCCGAGAACTTCATCGCGCCCTTCATCGCGCCGCGCCTGATCGTCGACAAGCCGAGCGGCCTCTACCACAAGTGGCTGCTCGCCGACCTGAACCGCTCGGAGATGGTCGCCCGCGCCGACAACGCGCCGGCCCGCGTCGCGACCTTCGGCAAGGAGGACGCGACCTACTCGGTGCCCACCGAGTCGCTCGCGTACGACCTCAACGACACCGTGCGCGCCGCCGCGTCGGCCGCGCTGGATCCGGCGGTCGTCATCCCGCAGCTGCTCGTCTACAAGGCGCTGATCCGCCTCGAGGCGATGGTCGCGTCGACGATGTTCGCGAGCGGCAGCTGGTACCGCACCGTCACCGGCGCCGCGTCCGACTCGGTGACCGAGGGCACGACCTCGACGCGCAAGCGGTTCTCGGACACCACCGGCGACCCGATCCCGGCGCTGCTCCAGGAGATCGAGTACCAGAGCAAGCTGACCGGCTTCGAGCCCGACGCGCTGGCGTTCGGCCGCAAGGCGTGGACCTCGTTCCGCACCAACCCGTACGTGCTCGCGTCGCTCTCGGGCACCGGCGGGATCATCCGCAACCGCCCGGCCACCACCGAGGAGGTCGCGGCGCTGCTCGACCTCAAGTGGGTCGGCGTCTCGAAGGCCGTCTACAACTCGGCCGGCCAGAACCTCGCGGCGAGCAACGCGCGCATCGTCCCCGAGGACTCGGCGCTCCTGTTCTACCGCGGCGCCCAGGGCAACGACCCCGGCATCTGGACCGACTCGATGCCCGTCGCCGCGACCTGCCAGGTGTGGGCCGCCGGCGCGGGCAACAACGAGGGCGTGCGGATCCGCCGGTTCCGCGACGAGAAGGCCGGCGCGGGCGGCTCCGACCACTCGGAGATCGACACCTTCCGCACCTACGGCATCGTGACCTCGCAGATGGGCACGCTGTTCGAGGACATGACCGCCTGAGCGGTGCCATGACCCTCACGCCGACCATCGACCTCGCCGCGCCGCTGTACGCCCGTCAGGCGTTCGCGCACGGCGAGCACGCGTACCGCGCCGGGGACCTGTTCCCGTGGCGCGAGCGCGGCGTCGAGGAGCGGGCGGTGCTCGTGCTGTACCGGGCGATGCTGGTCACCAGCGTCAAGCCGGCCGTCGCGCCAAGCCCGGCGCCGCCGGTCGTGCCCGCGCTCGCGCCGCCCGGCAGCGGGCCCCGAACGCCGAAGCGCCACCGCGCGGGAGCGTGACCGTGGCGTCCCGGGCCGCGGTGATCGCCGCGCTTCGGCGGAAGGTCGCCCAGCAGTGCTGGACGATCCAGACCAACGCGCACGCCGAGCTGACCGTGGCCACGCCCGTGGACACCGGCAACGCGCGCGCCAACTGGCAGGCGACCCTCGATGCGCCCGCCGTCGACGTCGTGACCGTCTCGACCGGCGCGATGGAGTCGCCCGGTAAGGACTTCGACGCCGCGCGCCTGCGGTTCGTCGCCAACAACGTGGCGTACATCCAGCGCCTCGACGCCGGCCACAGCAAGCAGGCGCCGGCCGGCTTCGTGCGAGCGGCGCTGGCCAAGGCGGTGCAGCCGTGACGCCGCTCGAGGCCACCAACGCGATCCTGAACCACGCGATCGCGAGCAGCGTGACCGTGGGCGACGTCGTGAAGTTCAACGGCGCCACGCTCACGTTCGACGGCGAGCGGTTCGACGCGCCCGAGGGCGAGCCGTGGATCCGGCTGACGATCCGCGACCTGCCGACGGCCAGCGTCACGCTCGGCGCCCGCAGCAACCGCCTGGCCGAGCGCCGGGCCACGCTGATCGCCCAGGTGTTCCACCCGCTGGCGGTCAGCGACGGCGCCGGGCGCGCGCTCGAGCTCGCCATCGCCTTCCGCGACCTGTTCGAGCCGGCCGACGTCACCGCGACGGCCGGCGTCGTCCACATCATCGGCGGCGCCACGGTGCGCCGCGTGGGCGTCGACGGCGCCTGGTACCAGGTCAACGTCGACGTGCCGCTCACCTACCACGAGACGATCTAGGAGCAGCCGCCATGGCCAACAATCCCAGCCAGACCAGCGCCACCTCGCAGGCGATCGCCGTGATGTCGGCCTACGGCACCCTCGGCGGCAGCCCCGAGTGGCACCAGCTCAACCCGACCGACATCAGCGGCGTCCTCGCGGCGACCACCGACGCGGCCCACGACACGATCGACCCCTCGAACCAGTACGAGGCCGGGTCGATCGTCGGGCTCGAGGCCAAGCCGCGGATCGCCGCCGGCTTCACCTACCAGCTCGCGAACATCCTCCTCCCAATCGCGATGCGCACGCAGTGGACGCCGCTGATCGCCGCGACCAGCGGCCCGCGCGCGCTCGACGCGACGGCGGTGCGGCCGACGTCGGCGACCTCGGCGCACTACGTCCACCCGTCGATCACGACCGCGCTGCCCACCTCGACGCTGGTCAAGGTGACCGGCTGCGCGACGACCGCGAACAACGGCGTCAAGGTCGTCAGCGGCGTCCCGTCGGCGACGAACACGCCGGTCAGCGGCGGCCTCACCGCCGAGACGTTCACGGCGCCGCAGAACGTCACGCTCGAGGTGTGCGGGTTCCAGTTCAGCTCGGGCGACGCCACGATCACCGTCTCGGGCTCGACGATCACGCTCGGTACGACCACCAAGGACCTGACCGAGCTCGGGCTGGTCACCGGCCAGCCGATCTTCATCGGCGATAGCTCGGCGGCGGCCTACAGCTTCGCGACCGCGGCCAGCAACGGCCCGGCCCGCGTGCTGACGATCGCAACCAACGCGATCACGCTCGACTCGACGTTCACCACCTTCGTCACCGACGCCGGGACCAGCAAGACGATCCGAATCTTCTTCGGCCAGTCGTGCCGCATCGTGCCGCGCACGTCGGCCAACTACGTCGAGAGCTACTACCAGACCGAGACGAGCGTCGAGAACCTGGGCAGCGCCAACGCGACCCGGTACCTCTACAGCGAGAACACCGGCCTCGACGTGCTGACGATCGCCGCGCCGTCGGCCGCGCTGGCGACGCTCACCGCCGACGCGATGGCGACCGACGTCACCGACACCGACACGCAGCGGACCAACGCCAGCACGCCGACGC